TACCTATGATAGCCAGCACCATCACCCCAAGAACCGCCAAGCCTGCGGCCCCTTGTTTCATGTTATCTTCAAACTGACGGCGCTTTGCCAACTCTGCTTTTCTCTTCTCGGCTTCAGCTTCCTTCGCCTCTCTTAATCTTCTAGCTCTTTCGTCTACAATCCCCCTCCAAGTGCCAGCGCCAAAGCGAAGGTCAACCATTTGGGCTATTTCATACATCTGTTCTTTTGCAAGTTTTGCATTTATAATTTCACTTGCGACTGACTTTACGCCAAATTGCTCGCCTAGACCAACGCCAGACTTTTTATTTCTCTCTTGCTGTACCTGACTTTCGCCTTCAAATAACTTATCAATAAAGCCAGCTATTTCACCTACATCATTTGCTGTACCTATGGCGCCCTTTATTCCGTCTACAGCGGCCTTGAAAAGGCTAATTCCTGCAAGCGTCTCAGCAATCATTTTAATACACCTTAGTATTCTGGGGGTTAACTAATTTTGGTATGCAGTAAGCTGTAGTCCTGTCTCTTGGGTCTACATAACTTAAATGTGAATAGTTCCCGTATTTCTTGGCTAATCGGCCCGCAAAGTAGTTGCAGTCATCAACTGACCTGAAATACATATCCCCACTAACTAATTGTCTCGAATCTCCTGTCCCCAGATAAACTAAAAGCAAAAATACATGAATCATTAATCCTTGTAGCCGCCGCCAGCTTTTTTATAAGCTGAAGCAAGCATTTGAGCCTTTCTCGCACTCCACTGGCCCGGAGCGCCGCCCTTGCCGCCCGCTTTAATCCTATTAAACAAATTCTTTCTCATGGTTGGCTTCGTGTAATTGCCAGCCTTATTTACTGTAGACTTTGTTTTGCCACCAGAAGACATAGAAAGGGTCTTGCCCTTTCTTGAGTAAGACCCCTTGCCCTTCTTTGGCTTTACCACCTTTGGCTTTAGAGACGGACTAGATAAGCTCTTAGCAACAGGATTGCCGCCCTTCTTCATAGCAATGGGTTTTTTGCGCTGACCGCACATCATTTTTGCCGCTCGCATGATACCTCTCCTTGACAACAATCATCTATAACTTGGTCACATTCCAAACACTGCTCATGACCATGGACATATACAGTTCTTAGCCTTGTCCCACACCTTGGGCATCTAGGCCTTGCGATTAACTTTTCCTGCGGTCTTTGTTCTTTTGTAAGACCTGTTTTTTGAAGCGGAGACAACTTTAAGATTCGACTTTCTATTATCTTTTGGATTCCCATTTTTATGGGCAACGTCTTTTCCGTCACCCTTTTTGACTTTGCCTGCCGCTGTCATTGTTCTTCTGGCGGCATTTCTACTGGCGCGCTTCTTCTTTTGTTCAGTCTTTGACTGATAGTTTTTGTACTCACCTTTGTAATTGCGTCTCATTTGTGGACCTTTTGAACAGGGAATACAGCTTTCATGCTGGCCCCCTTATGAGGCTTAAAGCCGCCACTTGGGTTTTTCATTAACTTGTATTTGCCAGAAGACTTCATCCAGTGAAATCCTTTAGGGGCTGTCACTGACTTCTTTTCCATTAGCAGACTCTACCTTTTGTCTTTCCCTTTGCGGCAACGCCATCAATTGGACGCTTGCGCTTCATAGCGCCGCCACCATACATAGCCGCCATTGGTTGCATTCCTTGAGCCTTCATTGAATCAGAGCCGGGTTGTGCGGCTTGAGACATGGCTCCAGCTACAGCCTTTTTCTTTTTGCGCTGTTCATCACTAATCAATCGGCCAAGCGGGCTTACGTTGCGAAGACCCTTACCAAGCGCCTTTCCCATCATGCCCTTGCCAGTAAGCGCTCCAGCTAGTGGGCTAACGTCCCCTCCAACAAGCATCTTTTTAGCTTTTTTATTTTTACCATATGCCATTTGCTTCTCCATATTGGCTCTTGAAATTGTCATTTCATCCAGCCCATTGCTAGGTTTGCGACAACGCCTACAGCACCGCCAATAGCCACGATTACCCAAAAAGCACCTTTCCACCTGTTGGCCTGCGCCTTTAGGTCAGAAACCTCTTCGTGTACATGACGAACCTCTGATGAGAGGGTTTTTATGCGCTCTTCTAGTCGAGCTAAAGTTACTTCCACGGGTTCACTCAAAGCTACCTCCCTGTCATTATTGACAGCTTCGTTTCTATTTTTGTTAGTCTAAGCTCTAAGTCACGAACACGCTCAATGTTTTCCTGAACTGACTGTGGAGGTTCAAAGTCGTCAATCCATGCATCATTTTCTTCAACCTCCTCAAACATCATTTCATAATTATGCTCAAGGAACGCCAATCTTTCAATAATGCCAAAGTAAGCCCACACGCTCACAGCAGTGAAAGCTATGAGAGCTAACAGATTCTTTAACGGAATGGTAAACTCGCTACCTTCATTCAGCTTAGAGGCCATTAGCACTTCCACCGTTTTCTTGCCTGCCGCAAACGACTATTGGGATTCTTAGCCGCTTTAGGAAACTTTTTCATTTGACCAGCAGAGCGCGCGCAGAAGGACTTGCGCCTCTTAGCGGCGGCGCTACCCTTCTTTACAGTTCCTGTAACGGCTGTTTTTAGCTTGCTACCGGGGTTTGCCTTACGGTATGCGGCAACACCTTTTTTGGTCATTCCCGCGCCCTTTTTAGTGGCACGAAAATTACCTGACTTCACGGAAGTCTTTATTGGCGTTTCTTTTTTTCGCGGCATTTCACCCTCCTATTTGAAGAAGAATGTGGCGCTAGTCATGTTGGTATATGTCGCGTGAATATCAGTCTCAAACAGAATACCCTCATCAGGGATATGAAGGTCGCCTGTTGAGTTAGCGTGAAAGTCCAAAGTCAAAAGAGTAGCACCAGTGGCGCCCCCGTCTCTAAGGACTATCTTTCCTGTAGACCCTGCTGAATGATAATGAATACCAGCCAAGCGTCTTCGACCACCTGTAACTGTACCAGTAGCGGTTACATAACTTGAATTTACATCAGAACCTGACATCGAAGCCCCCTATTAAACTGTGGCTACTGCACCAGTGTCTACGCGGATGTAATTGGTGCCATCAGAAAACACAAGGTTGCCAGTACCATTACCAGCGCCTTCAGCCGCCTTACGGGCGTCAGAGCAGAAGATAATACGGCCTGTTGTGGTTGATGCGGCGGGAAGGTCGGCAAATGCAATGCCAGTAGATTGGAATCCATTAGTAGAAATAATTGGACCCGAAAAAGTAGTATTAGCCATGAGGAACTCCTTGTCGTGGCAAATGTCAGCCACACTATGCGGCTGTCAAGGTTCTATTACATTATACAAAAAGAAAGGGCGACCCGGAAGCCGCCCTCGCTAAAAGTTTGTACCCTAGTACGATTTACGCGCCCGGTGAGCCGTAAACGCCAAGTGGGTCTGAAACACCGAAGCTATAACGCTCACGAGCTTTGTAGCGAACATTGCCTGTGTCGAAGTCGCCATCCATAGATGTAGACATCGCTGTACGGACAAAGTGCTTCATGCCGTTTGGAACATCCGTGGTCAGGAAGAATGCATCGTTATCAGTCAAGTAGTGATTGACACGATATCCCTGTGCGATTGAACCATTTGAGCGCAATGCATTGATGTCGTTATCGGCTGTGCCGACACGCAAATCTGTCTGAAGCAGACGAGTTGCAACGAACATCAGTGCTGGTGGAACGATTAGCTTCTGTGGGCGAGCCGCAATCAACAGGCCGCGCTCGTCTACGAATGCCGCAATGTTGATGACTGCATCTTCCAATGAAGTCTCGTTAAGGTCAGCGTTAACCGCAGGACGGTTTCCGTTGTTTCCACCTTGTACAGTTGGGTGAGCCGTGCTGAACAGAGTTACACCATCGCCAGACTGGAAAGTGGTGAAACCGTTGTTCAAAAGAGAAGCGGCTTTGACTTGCTTTGTGTAAGCCATAGCGCGAGCAAGAGCCTTAGTATAACGGGCTGAGAGCGCGTCATAAAGGTTATCTTCCATTGCTTCTTCGGTCACTGAGAAGCCCATTGCCACAGTTTCGTGGTTGTAACGGGCAGTGAAGGACTCCTGCGCTGAGTCGTATGAAATCGCAGAACCTTCAGGCTTAACTGGAGCGGCACCGAAGCCTGACAGTTTTACCTCTTCCTCAAAGCTACGCTCTGAGTTTTCAGTTTCATAGATTTCTGCATGTTCGTTTTCGTACTTTTCGTACTCCATGCCAAACAATGCATTAAGACCCGGAAGCAGTTCCTTCAGGAGTTGTGCGCGTGAAATTGCCATTTTTTACACTCCTTACGCTACGCCAGCGGCTGTGGTCAGCTGGTGATAGTTGAACTTACAAACCAGAATTGGGAAAGCTGTACCCTTCTCGTCACCTTGGTCACCGCCCAGATAATCAATTACCTTGATTGGGTCTGTTGCAGTTGTAGCAAGTTCTGAGATGTCCAAAGCTACGCGACTGATTTTTAGGTCAGTGTTTGGAGCTGTTTGTACCAGAGTACAATTCTTGCCGTAGATGTCACCAGTATTAGTTGGCGCACCGTCTGCCTGAATTGTAAACAGGACACTTGGGTCATCAATCACAAAAGCCATTGCATCAGATGCAACAGTTCCTGCTGGCCAAAGCTGAGAGAAAACTTTCTGCTTTGTGTTGGGGTCGGTGTATGAACAACCGATAAAGATACCTACGAGGTCAATCGCAGATGTACCTACTGCGGCCTGCTTTTCAATTGTTGTCGCAGTACCACCATCTACAAGATGCACAATATCGCCAGTGGCAATATTTGTGTTGTATGCAGAGGCAATAGGATACTGGCGGAAAACTTCCTGAGAACCATTATCCAAACGACCAATCGGGCGCAGACCGAAGGGAGCGGTTACTGAAGACATAATCATCTCTCCTTCTAAAAAGCCATTGTTAAAACGGTAAGCGCCCCTTTAGGGGTTACTTACCAAACGAAGTTTTCGTAGACCGTTCTGGATTTAGAACAGGCATACGAGGGTCAGATTGTCTGAGATAGTTGTTATCTACAGACTCAATCTGTTGTGCGTTCATCTCATCGTGAGCATCACGGCGAGATTCCACATATTCGGTTGAGTTCTCGCAAAGTAGCAATCCTCCAACCTCAACATTACCTTGAAATCGAGAGTCGATATCAGGCAACACTTGTAACTCAGGATGGTCCTCTGCCTTAACTGGCGTCCAACCCTCACGAAATTTAGCCGAAACATTGGTGTTGTCTGCGTTACCCAAAGTAGATGTGCGAATCCAGCGATATTCAACACCATCGCGTGGTTCGGGGGTAGGTAGCATGCCCGGCCTTTGCCAAGTTTTTTTACGAGCCTTCACTTCACGAGACTCACTAGAGCGTGGGGTTCTGTTAGACATTAGATGCCTCCTGCAAGAGTTGCGCCGCATATTGTTCTGCCGAAAGGCCAAGACGCTTGGCGAGGGCGACTTGTGTTGAGGTCAATTGCACTCTGCGTGGTTTTTTTGCACTCCGTTGAGCGGGGGCAACCACGGAACCAGTTTGACGAACAGGTGCATCCTCAATTTGCTGTTCACCAAACTTGTCTGGAAACCGTTGACGCATTTCTGCATCAATGCGGCTATAATACTCATCTGCCTGTGATTGTGGGTTTAGACCCTCTTTTACAAGAGCTTCATGAACCCCAAAGGCATATCCTGTCATAGCAGAGTCATTACCAAACCATTCATTT